GGAAGCAATGGGGGATACTGAGTTCACTACTCGCTTTGCGACTGTGACAATCAAGTCATGGTTGCCCAGAGGCCTGAGATAGGCCCCAACGAAAGGCTAACACTTTATGCTAGGCTCACCCATTACACTCGCAGTCAATGCGGTCAACAAAAACCTTGTCCGAGTCAACGATTCGGAACCCTACCAGAGTCAATATTTTCTGGAAGACGGTCTAATTGATCTCACATTGTCTATCAAGCACACTGTCCCATCGCTTCGTGCGCTGGGTAAGGAATCCCACCTTGTTCGTCTTGATGCTGTCGAATATGATAGCACCGGCGCGAACATTCGGAAGCAGTCCATCTGGACTGTTATGGAAACCTCGCTCGGTCGGCAGGATACTACGAATCTTGGCTACTATCTTGCAGCCATTAATACGTGGACTTCCGCCAACAAAGCTCTGTTGCTTGCCCGCGATTCTTAATCGCGGAGGCCGGCCCCCGAGGTGGGGGTCGGCTAGAGGATTGTGGTATTTGGGTCTAGCCTAATCACTGACACCGCTAAAGGAGCGCTGCCATGAAAAGGATTAGTATTCAAATTACCGCCGCATACACCGAGCTCTTCCGAGACTTGGTAATGTGGGGGCAAGTAGACCCATATGAGATTGAGCGGGATTACACCCGCCTAGTCACATTGGTCGAAACCCGGGGCGAACGAGTCGTCTTTATCGACTTCCCGTCCTATGCCAAGTCCTTCGACAAGGCACTTTCCCGTGGCGTAATGGATCTGGCGGACTACCAACTCCTCGGTTCGAGGGATGGTCGTCCGGCATTCTTGCATTCCGCGTGGAAAAGGGTATTCGACTACTCGGGAAATCTCATCGAAGATGCTGATGTGGGCGCCATCATGGCAATCCGTCAGACCTTGCTCCTGTTCAAGAAAATTCAAATTCCTTGTTCAGATGAAAGGATCAACGATGAAATACATGCGTTCTTTAGTTTGGATGCTTCTCTTCGGAAGTGTTCTGACAGCTGGCACTCTATCGAGTTTGATGGAAATGCCAGCCTTGGAGACGCAAGTCCGAAAGATATGGACCAGCGCGACCTCTTCGGCCGCGATGGCGTTTCACGCAGTCTTACCCGACTCGCTCAGCGGGTTGCCGATACGATTGTGCGAGGCTTCGACCATGTCGATCCGGACTCCCTTGTTGGGAACCACGGACCTGGAGCAGTGGCTGATGCTAAGCGCGGGGTGGACAAGTATGTCTTCCCGACTTGGTGTCAACAGCTCGAACGAGTATTTCCTCGTGATGTCCATGCAAGTGCCAACCTTCGAGTCAATGACTACGATGGCTGGTTACTACAAGGAAATCCAGGAACACTGCGGACGCTCCCAGCTAGGCTAATCCCGGTAAATAAAACCCAGGAAAAGCCACGCTTAATTGCGTCTGAGCCGACCGCCAATCAATTCGTCCAAGGTGCCATAAGAAAGTGGCTCCGTAAACAAATTGATTCCTCCCCTTTGTCGATGTCGATTGACATTAGGGACCAACGCTTTTCACAGCGTGAGGCTCTGCGGGCTTCTCTAGATGACAGTATCGCTACTGTTGACTTGAGTTCAGCCTCAGATAGGTTGACGTGTTGGACTGTGGAACGGGTATTCCGGAAAGCACCATTGCTTCTCGAAATGCTTGCTTCATCCCGGAGCTACTACATTGTAGATCCGAGGACCAAAACACATGCCTTGCTGCATAAGTATGCACCACAGGGCAATGCTACGGTCTTTCCAGTTCAGTGCATCGTATACACCTTGCTGGCAACAGCAGCTGTTATATGGTCGACTCCTAGGATGCGCGCATCGTCAGATCGCGCATTGAGAACCTCCGTGAAGGAGGCACTCATGTTGGTTCGTGTGTATGGCGACGATATCATTTTGCCGTCATCCGCGCTACCTGCTCTATCATCCCTCCTTGAGCTTTGCCAGCTCAAAGTAAATGGGGGCAAGTCGCACTATTCGGGTAGATTCGCCGAGTCTTGCGGTATGGATGCTTTTAAGGGCACCGACGTCACGCCGGTATACCTCGCTAGCATCGATGAAGTGGTAAGCCCTGGAAATGTCCAGTCTGCAATAGACGTATCAAACGACTGTTACAGGCAGGGACTCATAAACCTAGGTAACTGGGTCGAGAGTCAGATTCCAGCAGAACACGCTCTGTGTCTGCCAATATCTCATCTTCCAGGTCCATCTACTACTCTGTTCACGTATTCGTCCGGCCTAAAAGCCGCCAAGAGAAGGTGGAATCTCCACCTCCACTTTTGGGAGTACTGGACTTTGAAGGTCAAGACCAAATTGGTCAAGGCCCAGAGTGATGGATGGAACTCCCTCTTTCAATATTTTGTTGAAAAGCCTAGCCAGGAGACCAAGTGGGCTTCAGGTTATGCAAAGAGGGTCCAGACCAGGCTGGTCTGTGATTGGGAACCGGTACCTTTTGGTGACGAGCCAAAAGACCCTCCGGTGTGGGGCTTGGCCGGCCCGCGTACATAACGCGGACTGGCTTGGGCTACTACAAGGGTGGGC